GGTCTCCAGATTTTGACTAATTGACTGATTATCAATTACACCACTATTATCAAAAAACATCTCTTTTTCTAAAAATATTGATTTATTATTTCCCGATGATTTTTTTTCATCAAATATTGGAGTATTAAATATTATACTATCCGGATTTGCTGGTCTGTCAACATATCCTTTTCCTGAAAACGTAATATTCCTTAATACTCTACCTATTTTATAATTATCATGCTCTCCATCTCCACCATATGCTCTTAAAAATTTTGTTAAATAAGCATTTGCTTCGTTTCTTGCTAATATTTTATATTCATTAGTTGCCTTATTTATAAGACCATAATCAAACCCATTAAAAAAGCACTCCATACTAACATATTTTGTCCCATCTTCTATCTCTTTTATAAGAGCTTCTGTTCTTTCTTTAAGGTCTTCTTGAGTGTAACTTTTATATATTACAGAACCTGTTAAAATATGAAATTTATTAGGGAGATTTTCAAGAGGGGTATCTTTGTCAATAAGAATACTATCTTCTGTTATTGGCCAGCAAGAGGTTATGTGTCCTATAATTATATTTTCATCATGATTTAAATTTGTAGGTTTGTCTTCTGGTGTGGATTTAGCTGCCCAAACTTCAGACTTGTCAAAAATATCATCATTCTTATTCCAGTCAGAACTAACTAGAATAGATTGAACATAATATAAATCGCTGTCGTCTAGAGAAGCAAGAGCTTTTATGTTTGCTATCTTGTGGTTTTTTTTATTAGAAGACTCAACACAAGAAGCATAAGAAATAGAAGAATTTGTTTTGATAAGTATTTCTAATCCGTCTTTAATCTCTTGATTAAATATATTCATGGTTATTTGCCTCTTTGTGGTCTTTTTTAATATCGATAAGTATTTACACCAGAATAGCCCATATCCTCACAATCATTACTTTCTATAAAGACTCGTCTTCTGTTGAGTATGCTGAACTATAAAAGTAGGATTTTGCCTGTTTGTATTCTTCTGCCACCATAGGTCTATCAAAAGAGGAGGATAATGTTTTAATAAATCTATTATATAAAATATGTAATTCTGGGTGGTCATCAATATTAGCTACTACCCCAGATATAATCTCTTGTGTTAAGTCTACAAATGGAGACAGAAGAAACAATATTTTAGTTTTAAAGTTTTCTGTTTCCTTGTATTCTTCTTGAGATAAACTCCTCATATTTTTTTTATTATAAAATTCTAATAAAGAAGGATTTAAATATTCTGATATCTTTTCCTGAGCTTGGGAGGCCCAAAGAATAAGAGACGCTCCTGTTTGGGGGGCGAATTTCTTAACTTTTCTTTTCTGGCTGTCTTTTTTATTAACTGGTCTTCCTTTTCCAGGAACATCTTTTGTGGGAGGAATATCAGTAGGTAAAACAGTTTTTTCAGGAGTCTCTTTTATCTTTTTCATTTCCTGGGCATTCTTTATGTCTAGTAGGGTTTTTTCATTCTTCTTCTTTTCAAGTAATTCCAATCCTACTTCGCTTGGAGCCACCATTCCTAATTGAAGAACTATTTTCTTCATATCATCCTCAATATCATTAAAAGGCCCCAATCTACTAACCATTCTATTCCCCTCTCGGTCTCTAGCTTCTCTGTTTAGTCTTACTCTTTCCATATCTGGATCTGCTCCAAATCTCTTCTGTAATAGTTCATCAGATATAACATTTCTATCTGCTAACTGAATAAGCAGAGCCTTCTCTGAGTCTTCATTAGAAAGATCCATTCTGTCAAATTCTATTTTAGCAGGATATCTAAAACCCATAGCCTTTTGAACCATGTTTATTTCCTGATCCCAAAACTGAACTAACACATCTCTGCCATATTGAAGTCTTTGAGTTAGTGTTTTTAATGATATAAAATTATTTGTAGTACCAGCAGCACCATAAGTTCCTGTTAGGGTTGGAGGAATTCCTAATCCAGCATAAACATTATTAAGGTGGGGAGTATATTTACCCTCTCCTAAGAAATTATGTATGGTGGAATTTGATTCTACTAATTCTAAATCTGGTCCCCAAACAATATCCATTGTTCCACCCCCAACATTATTTTGTAGGATAGAAGCTAACTTAGCAGCAGCAGCTTTAGTGGGGGCTATTTTATGTTCTAAATTACCTAATTTAAAAACTCTAATATTAGAAATGGCACCATCAAGAGCTGCTATGTCTGCTAGTTTTAACTTTTCCAATACTGTAATATCATCCATAATAGCATAGATAATTGGATATGCCCAACTCTGCCAGTCATCTTTTTTATAGTGGAAGACTATTGTTTTATTAGGATCTAGAGGATATGGTTTTTTCTCTTTTGCCGCTTCTATAATTTGAGGAGGAAGCTTCGCTATTATTTGTCTCTCTTGCTCATTTCTTGGACCATTAATAATCTTCCTTAAATAAGGAGGAACGGTTAGGTTATAAATTTTCTGTTGAACAAAAGAAGACAAAGCCCCGGCCACAACATTAACATACAAAGGATCTATAAAAGTATACTTCCATGGAATTTCTCTTTTTTCCACTAATATCTCTTCTTGTAGAATCATGGAGTCTGTTAGGTCTACAGAACCAGAAGACCGATACATATGCTCACTAGTTTTTAAACTAATTTTTGCTGTCTGTCTGTTGATTACAACATTACCTGTTCTGTATAGATTATTTAAAAATCTTTCTGATCTATCTTTTCCTTTTATTTTTTTGAACCAATTCCTATAAAATCTTTCTATTCTTTTATTGGGGTGGGAAATTCTAATCCCCTGAGATGAAAAATCTCCCATCAAATCAATAACATTCTTAACAAGTCCTATCTTTTGATAAATCTCATCTGCTCTACTCATTATTGTCTTTAGAGTTCCAGGCACAGACTCTTGGGGTCTAAAGTAGTCATAATCAGTACGGGTTAATCCTGGCCTACTAGAAATATTTGGCAGAATATTAGAAAAATCTGTTCTTAAATACAAAGGGGCTGCTTTTGATCTTAATATTCCAGAGTATTCATCTAAAGACTCAGAAGACTTAGCTAGAGCATCAACCTTACTTGCAAAGTCGTCTCCCCAAGTAACATAGGCCTCTTCTTTGATAATTGGCTGGGCATTCTGTATCGCTTCACTTTTTGGGTATTTTTTAGCCATAATTTTATTCTTTTATTCCATAATAGTATTGCAATGGTATTGATAATGTATAATACACTATTTTTGTATTCCCCTGTAAATATCTGCGTTGGCCCCTTCTGTGAACCAGGAGGGTCCTTTATACATTTTTGTTTCTTTGTCCTTTACCATCCTTCTTGTGTCTCCACCTATTATATCATAGTCCATTGGGGATAATTTCAAAGTCATTACTCTTGCTATCATATTGGCTATTAATAAGGAACTATATCTATCTTTTCTTAGCTTTCCCTTTCTTCCGTTGGGAAGTTTTACATCTGGAGTATCCCATCTGTCCCTAGCTCCTGATCCATGGCTAGTTTGACTCATTACTATGGTTGTTAGCTCGTTCTTTAATTCTTCTATCTCAACTAGGCACTCACTAAAAGAATCATACATGGGGCTTAAATCAGCCTCTAAAATATTCTGGCCTTCATTTTCTAGAGCTAGGCCTATGCTTAAAGAGTCAAATCTAGGAAAAACAATTATCTTATCCTCAAAATCTTTTCTTAATCCGTGATTAGCTTGTGTAACCCAGTCTGCTCTGGCAAATTGAACCAGCTCTAATATGTGTAATCCTGTTTGATTATCAAATTCTGTTGGTTTGTCATCTATAATAATTGGCCATATTAATTGTTCTGTTTGGTCTATCTTTGACGGGTCGTGCAAAGCTTCCTCTACTGCAACACCTCCTCCTTGAGCATCCATGCCTATTACCAGGCATGGAAAACTTTTCATCAGATTTCTAATTTTTCTAGCACAGAATCCATAAAAATCATGTTCTTTAATTAGTCCTGTTTTCTGTCTATCTCTAAAATTACTTCTATTCGTTGTCCACACATAAACTATTCTTCTGTGGTCAGGACAAACTTCTAGTATTATGATGCTAAAATTATCTTGTTCTGAGGCTGGATCCACCCCCATAATATATGTTTTATTTTCATCCCCCTTAATAACGGGATCAAATATAATTGGACCGGCCCTGCTAATTATTGGATTCGTTTCATTCACAGTACAATTTTCTATTAAACTTCTTTTAAAGAATCCATCACTATCAGCAGTAAAACAAGCAGCATATTCCATATTATAGATACCACTATGAATAGTGGCTTTTGATCTTGCTACTTGTTTATCATCCATAAAACCAGGAGGAATTAACTCATATGGAATTCTAATAATACTATAGTCTTTCCAGTTAAAGTTTTCAGGAACTTCTCCATTAAAAATTTCCTCTAGCTTATTCTTATCCCCACGACTATTTAATATCGAACTATATCTTTTCCAGTATCTTGCAAAGTGCTTGAATGAATAGTCTGCTGTGCCAGAAATAATAGCTTGGTTACTAGTTTTAATCTGAAGTTCTTCTAGTTGATCTGTCCAAAGATTTAGTTTTTTCATCTCTTTCTTTTTTGCTTCTTGTTTAACATTACTTATTGGGCTAGCAGAAACAGCAGCAAATCCAGAGACTACAGTTTCATAAATCTCAGAACTAATAGAAGCAAACTCATCAGCAATAATAATGTGTGCTCTTAATCCTCTAATTTTTTCTCCTGTACCAAGAGGAATAGCAATAGCCCAGCTATCACCAAGTCTTATAGTACACCTATCAACATCTCTTCTTGGCCCATCATCATTACTATTAAAGATAGATCTTAATATTGGACTAGACCTCCATATTGTTTCCATATATTCAAAGATAATTTTACTCTGTCTAAAAGCAGCTCCTACAATAACTATTTTAGTACCAGGAATAAAGATGCATTTTAAAACAGCATACAGAGCTAATAAAAAAGATTTACCAAATCCTCTACTAGCAATAAACATAGGAAATGGTCTGTCCCAAAACTCTTGTAATATAGCTATTTGTATTGGATGTAATTCTATATCAAACAATACTTTAGCTGTAAATCCAAAATATTCTGGACTCTTTAGAATTCTTAATAGGTGAAGATCTGGATTCTGTATGTCATCTTCACTTCTACCAATCATTAAATTTCTATCAAAAGTTAACTTGGACAAGTCCCCTAGTCCTAGCCATGCATCTTCGAATGTCTTCTTATTTAGGTCCATGTTTATCATAAACTCTTTTCATAATTGATATAGCTATATTTTTAGCGTTTGATTTAGACCCACAAAAGATAACATAGATATTATAAGTGATAGACATATCTGTTATATATTTAAGAATATACTTTGGAGATATTTTAATTTTTGCCCAAATGTTTTTTGGTATATCTGACCCAACAGGAAAAGTCAAAACATCCTCAAGATCAAATTCCATTAGCATAAAAGGATATCTATATTTTGACATCCTAGATATTACATCTTTAAATCTTGGTTCTGTTATGTTGTTTGCTATCTCTCCTATACTATGTTTTCTCTCTATGCATAATAAATCTTCCATTCCTTCTATAGAATAATCTCCAGTGTCTAATTTTTCATTAGCTGTTGTGTAGTCTTCAAAGACCCAAGGTTGTTGTTCTCTTGTGTCAATAATTATTTTAAAATTGTTAGGAGTCATTTTTCTTTTGCTAATAGTCTTTGGGATTTACTAATTGCTCTATTAACTATCATCTTAGCTATTGTTTCAATAAAAAGGAGCTTCCTCTTTGTTGCTTCTTCTTTTAGCCACGACATAATTTCTGACATATTTTCTAAACACCAATCATTTCCCATTTCATTCATTTTAATAGCTCTTTGTCTACAAGAACAAGTAGGAGAACTAGTAATTCCAATAGCACTTAACATACCACTAAGAATAGTTCCTGGTCCATTTGGATGAGTTTCTAAAGACTTTGGAAATAGTCCTTCTAAAATCTTTTCTGGATTTTCACCTAATTTTTCTCTGGTTCTATTTTCTAGTTGACTTTTTGTCCAGTCTCCTAATTCGTCGTATTCTTTTCCCCAGTATAATGCTATCACACCAGGAAATCCATCTATCTTAGCATAAAGCATCTTTTGTTTCGGCTTATCTTCGAAGGTAACCTCCAATTCATTCAATACTATTTTCTGTTGATTTTTTATAATCTGCTTTGTTTTTTCATTATAATAAGGAGGAGGAGTAACTATAATCTGTTTTTCTAGTTTCATTTTGTGTCCTTTTTTTGTAAAACTATTTTTAATAACGAATATGAATATTCATCTTCTTTCTCTTTAATAAGATTGTGATGCCTTTTACACAAGGTTATTCCGTTGTCTAAATGATATCTTAGTCCTGGAAAATCAGACCATCTTCTTATATGGTGAGCATTAAGATTTTTTTTACAATTACAGTATAACCACTGACATTTAAAATTATCTCTTTGATATATTTGTAATCTCCATTTTTTATATAGAGGGTCGTTGTAGTCTCTTTTCATTTACAATCTCCAGGACATTCGTCTCCTGGGTCTACTGGAGCACAACTCTCTCTACAGGTTACATACGTTGCACAAGAATCTTCCCCGGAGTTTACACACTCTCCACATTTAACATAGGTATCTTCTGTTAGTTCACATGTACAATAGGTGGTGTCTTCGTCTATTACTAGAGGAATACAGGCATAGGTTCTTTTGTGGATACAATTACAGTCTGTCCATGTACCATCAAAATAACAAGCAATCAAATCGCAAGCTGTCTTACTGTGGGCATTGCCGACTGCCGCTGATATTTGAGCCTTACAAAAAAAGCAAGAATCTCTAAAAGGACCAGCAGGAAAACTATTACAGATAGCAGTCATAGCCTCGTCAGAAGGTATGGAACACCCACATGGATCAGCTGGGGTACAACAACACGCCTGTGGAGGACAAGGAGCGTATCCACAATCAGGATCGTATCCCCCTTCAGTCTTACAACAAAACTCTGGGGGAGGAGTAACGCTAACGCTGTAACTAGAATTGCTGGTACTATCAGTGGTTGTGGTGGGGTTGGTGCTGCCAGAGGAGCTGCCAGATGAGCTGGAATTAGAGTTGGTACTAGGGTTGGTGGTATTGTCTGATATTGACGTAGAAGGAATAGTATAACTTATATCGGTATCACTAAGACTAGAATATGTATAACTAGGATCACTTATACTAGGACTAAGACTAGGATCACTTATGCTAGGACTAGGATCACTTATGCTAGGTATAGT